CTTAAACATAAGGGGTTTGTACCAGATATCATTGTAATAGATTATGTAAACCTAATTCATCCTATTGCTAAAAATCTTAATTCGTACGAATCAGTAAAAGAAATCTGTGAACACTTAAGAGCTATGGCTTTTAAACACAGTATACCGATTGTATCAGCCACTCAACTCAACCGAGGTTCTTTCAATACAGCTTCACCTGGAATGGAAGGAGTGTCTGAGAGTATTGGTCTTGCTGCGACATGTGATGTTATGTGTTCTATTTGGCAGGAGGAAGAAGATAGGACACTTGGAGTGATTAATATGGGCATGATGAAGAACCGCTTTGGTCCTAATTTTGGAACTGGAGCCTTTAGATGTAACTACAATACTTTAACGCTTCGTGAAACTAATCCCGATTTCTTTGAGAACGATAATCCTTCAACAGACAGCGTTGTAAGAAGCGTAGATGACGCGTTAAATAAGCTTTCGGATGAATAAAGAACCAATTATAGTTTCTCACAATGACTTGGATGGTATAGTTTCTTATATCGTCCTTTGTTGGGCTCTTGGAAAGAAATTAAGCTACGTTGGAACTACTCCAAAGAAGCTTGAAGCGGATGTCGATAAGCTGCTTGCAAGAGTTGGAGAAGATAATCCTTTATATTTCTTGGACCTAGATGTTTCAAAGATTGGAGAGAAGATTGACAGAAAGAATGTAGTTATTATTGACCATCACAAAACAAATTTGTATCCTTTTAAGAACGCCACTACTAAGATCGTAGATTATAGTTCCTGTGCCAAGCTTGTTTATAAAACTTTAATTGAACCAAAAGGAATTGAAATTACAACAGCTCAAAAAACTTTAATCGCTTTAGCTGATGACCACGATTCCAATACTAAAGCAACTCCTTTATCAGAGGATCTCAATATTGTTTATCATAGCACTAAGAATAAGTTTGAATCATTTGTAGAAGATTATTTTGACGGTTTCAAACCTTTCGATAAATTTAAGACCAATACAGTTCTTCTTTATAAGAAGCATAGAGCTGAATATCTTGAAGCTCTTAATCCTTTTATTGGAACTGTAGAGTTTGAAGGAACCCCTGTTCTAGTTGGAGCTGCCTTTTGCAACAAGTATGTAGCTGAGTGTTGTGATTATTTGTTTGAGAAGTACAAAGTAGAAGTTGCTATTGCTGTTATGGTTGACCAACAAAGAATAGCCGTAAGACGATCCCCGACTAATCATATGGTTGATGTGTCAAAGTTTGTTCAGAGAATTGCAAATGGAGGAGGTCATGCCGCTGCAGCAGGCGGAACACTTACGGAAGAATTTATTGAATTCACAAAGATGTTGAAACCCTTAAAATAAAGAGTAATTACATTAATGCTGTTTCCTGCTAACTTAGAATTAGATACATCAAATGCAAATCCACTAGACCGTATCCGTTCTAGGGAATTTATCGATGGAGTGCTCAAAGCTGGATCATTAATTTCCATGTTGGAGAACAAGAAGATAAATGTAACGACGTTGTTTGTTCTTTTATTTGAAACTACAAAGTATCAAGAATTTTTTACCAAAATTACAGCTTCGGAATCTTTTAAGGAATCCATTCTTTCTTTGTTGTATTTGCATCCAGCTCTAGTAAAATCAAAATTTACAAAATCAGTTATAAGAAAAGCAAATGGAAAAGGATCAGCTCAACGAACTCGAAAAATTGCTCTTTAATAAGCACCTTGCTGTTTCCCGTTCACTTAAAAATAAGCCCTTCAAGATCCGAAAGGATTTTAGTAAAATAGAAGACACAGACAAACACAAATTTCTAAAGAGGATATCGAATCTTATCAGAAAGCATCCAGAGATTGATATCAATACATTCTTTGAAGCTCCTTATAAATTATATCCAGATGTCGAGTATTTTGGACTGGATTACTTTTCGACAATGAGAGCCGTAAAGGCTTATTCAACATATAAAAAGCAAATTTTCCTCCAAGATCCAGATTCACAACTGGAGAGTGTGAAGGAGTCTTTAAAGTTTATTGCTCACTTTTGTATTGAGAATAAAATTCTTCTTCACAAGTACCCCACTCACACGACATCCGATATGTTCACTTGGATGACACACTACAAGCAAAACAAGATCAATGTGTACTCAATTATGGAATTTCCAAACATGTTTTCTTCCGTACAAAGCCTTGCTGAAGATGTTCGTAGTTTTTTTGTCGGGGAATTTGTAGAACAATTTAGACATCTTCGAAGTATGTATGTACAATCCAAAGAGTTACAGCCATACCTCAAAAAAGCTTTGCCAATCATGAATAATTTTATTCATTCAGAGTTGACAAAACAACAAACCAACGTAATATAAACCCATATGAGTACATCAGTAAACACAAAGTCAATGTTCGAAGCAATCAAGCAATCTCTTTCTTCTTCTGAGAAGAATGGAGGAGGCAATGCTCTTTATAAGGAAATCCTTAAGTTCACACCTGGTAACACTTACCAGGTCCGTTTGGTTCCAAATCCAAAGGATCCAGCCAACTCAATCTACCATTATTATAACCATGGTTGGAATTCTAATTCTACTGGCAAGTTTGTTACTGCTCTTTGCCCAACTACCTTCGGGGAGTCTTGCCCGATCGATACATATTATCTGAAGACCTATCGTACGGGTACGGAGTCTGAGAAGGCAGCTGCTTCCGTACTTTCTCGTAAGGAAGCTTGGACAGTTAATGTTTATGTCATTTCTGATCCTACGAATCCAGAGAACGAAGGTAAGGTTAAGATCCTTCGTTATGGTAAGGAGCTAGGAAAGGTTATTGACAGCGCTCTTAAGGGAGACGACGCTTCCGAGTTTGGTGTAGAGAAGGTCTATGATGTAGTAAACGGTTCGACTCTCCGTATTAAGTGCGAGAATCGTGCAGGTGCTGGCCGTAGTTCGAAGCTCATGGTTACATATGCGTCTTCGAAGTTTCTTTCTCCTTCTGAGGTTAGTGGAGTAGATATCGATACCGTCTACAATTCTATTCACGATCTTACTGCACTCAATAAGCAGACAACCACTGCTGATATGCAGCGCCTGCTCGATGAGCACTTCTTTAATCTTACTACTGGATCTGCTCCAGAGGTAGAAGAGGAAGAGGAGACATCCACATACACTGCTCCTTCTCCAACGAAGGCAGTAGTTTCTTCGGACACTATTTCCGAGGACGAGTCGGCCGAGTCCACTGACGAAAAGCTCAAGAAGCTTCTTGCTGATCTCTAATATGTCTATTAATCATAACGATTACTCAGCTCACATGCCTCATTTGAATTTTGAGTATGATGAGAATTATTATCCGGAAGATAAGGATCTTCCGGATCCTCAGATCGATCCAGTAATTCCTGGAGCTCGAGTACCTATCAATAAGGTTGGTGTATCGGGTGTAGATCTTCCTGTTAACTTTATTCGTAGAGATGGCTCGGTAGAGAAGCTTACTACTTCAGTTTCTTTATATGGATCATTAGATAATCCAAATGCAAAAGGGTTAAATCTAAGTCGCTTTCCTATTGTAATGCATGAACAGATTGCTAATCACGTTTCTGTTGAAGGTATTACTCATATTTTGGACGTTCTCCAACAGAAGCAAGGGTCAAAGGATGTGTATTGTAAGATGAAGTTTAAGTATCCTTGGACTCAGAAGGCTCTTCGTACTCGTAAGGAGCTTCCATCAGATGCTCCAGACAAACAAGTATTCAAAGTAGTTGACGGAGTTAAACTTAGTCACGAAAAGGCTGAGGGACATATTTACTACAACTGTGTTCTTGAGGGACAGAAACATGATACGGAATATAAGTTTTTCTTAACCGTCAATTATGTTTATAGTTCAACTTGTCCTTGTTCATTTGAGCTTGCACAAGACGCAACTAACAAGCGAGGTCGAGCAGCTAATGGCCATAGTCAGCGTTCTATTGCTAAGATCACTGTTCAGTTTGATCCCAAAAATGTTGTGTACATTGAAGATATTATTGAAATGGCACGCTCTAAAGTTCCAACAGAAGTTGTCGTTATTTGTAAGAGAAGGGATGAGCAGGCTTTTGCTGAACTTAATGGAGCAAACTTAATCTTTACGGAGGATGCTATCCGTCTTTTCTATCAGGGATTGGATGAGATGTTTACGGATGGGAAAATTTCCGACTTTAGTATTGTTACTGATCATCTAGAATCCCTGCATCCTTGGGAAGCTACCGCAGTAATCAATAAAGGTATTCCTCACGGACTTCGTTAATAATTTATGACAAACCAAGATAAAATTGCAGCAGCTACATTAGCTCAAATCTTCGGAAGCGAACTTCTGAAGGTAGACGAAGCTACTACTCAGCAAAGTAACATGACAGGACCTGCTGTTAAGATGCACCCAAGACAGTTTCTCAACGGAACCGATAGGGATCCTGCCGTAAATCTTAGAGAGGATGAAAGACGAATTCTTGAGGCTGTTAATAGGGAAGCTGAGATGTCATATCCAAGACAAGAGGAACCACAACAGGAAGCTCCTGTTCGAGTTACAGCTCCCCTGCAACAAACTATTAGTCCTATTGGAGCTTCGGTAATTCCTCAAGTTCCTGTAGATCAAAATCAAATGGAGTTTTCGTTCCCTCCTCCAGGATCACCGGGGTTCGAATTGTTTGTGAGCATTAATAAAAATCTTGAGCGTATTGCCAAAGCAATTGAAAGCTTTGAGTTACCTAAAGAAAGTTCTAGCTACAAAAAGTCTAGTAAGTCAGAATGAATATCAAAATTAATAAAAGGTCTTTGGTCGAAAATTTGTTAGTACCAGCTAGTAAGTTATCTGATAATGTTTGCTTAGATTTTCCTTCAGATTCTTCGAGCGTAAAGACGCTTGTCACTTCTTCTGATAATTCTACATTCCTTCTAGCTTCAGTTCCTTGTAAAGTAAGTGATCCGTTTAAGTGTATTATTCCTGATTCAAAAACATTCCTCCGTTTGTTTTCAGGTATTGATGA